ATACAAATAATATTCATACAAAAAAATTTATTTTACTTTTTTTTTAAAATTTATCCATTTCCTCCAACTCCTTAACTCTCTTTTCGGCTGATTCTAAACGAGTTGCAAGTTCTAAAATATTTTTGTTAAGTTCAAGATTTCTTGCCCTTGCTGCCATTTCTGATAGATAAAGTTGACCGATGTGCTGATGAACCGAAACTAAATCTGTAAGAATCTTTTCGGCTTTTTCTTTTCGCTCTCCACTTGCTTGTTCTGCGCTATTGTGTAAGGTAGTGATGACGTTTCCTAACTTACCTACTATATGTAAGGTCTTAGCTTCTTTTTGATCGTCAAAGGTCATCTGTGCTTTGAGAAGGTATAGTTGCTCAAAAGTCTGCTCGTACGCTTGTTTGTAGTTCATTAGAATAAGTTTATTTGCTTAGTATCTGATTTATTAATAATACCAAGTGCAGTATTTAAAATATGTAATCCCAAATCTGAATTTACTGCATTTCTTTCTTCTTTTGTTTTTTTTGAAGCTGTTTGATTTTTGCCATTCATTCTACCAATTTCATTTTTTGGCAAATCAATATTTAATATTTTAAAATTTGACCATAAATAATGCCTTCCTATTAATTGTGGGTTAAACATTGGTTCATAATAACTTATTACATTTTCAATGCAAAATTTGCCTTTATAAAAGGTATTTAATAAAATTATTTCTTGCCACAAACTCATATCTGGATACCTAATTATTCCTTTGGGATTTAAAAAATAATTAGTTCTACTATGTGTTGGACAAGGTGGTGAACTCCAAATAAAATCAAACTCTTTGTAGTGGTCTAATAAATATTGATGCGCATCCGCAATAATTACTATATCATTTGGGAATCTTTCCTGATACAATCTTGCAAGTTCTGGGTCAAGCTCGACTGCCGTAACCTCAATATTTGCCACTTCATCCCATTTGTAACGATTGCCACCTAAGCAAGCATAAAGGTTTAATATCTTGTATTTTTTGTTTTCCATTAGAATGGTGTTTTAGTTTCACTTGCAAATCCTATAAATTCTCCTGCTTCTCTCATTCTTTTACCTTCTCCTGCATAGCAGATTTTACTTTCTAAGGTTTCTCGATATCGAGATTTTCTCCAATCAAATTCTAAAAAGCCAATCAAAGGTTTAGCCTTTCCAATTGTATCGGGCTTGATTTTAGAAAAGTAAACATCTGTATCATTTTTCTCTTTATCTGGCCAATCTACCGAGCAAATAACTTTTCCGTTCCTATACCAACTTGCCCCACCACTTATATCGTTTGCGTCTGGGATTCGCCTTTTCTTGGTGTCTTTGTCAAACTCTACGTTCTTAGGATGGGCTATTGTCATAAAGTGCCTCTGTTTTAATTCTGCTAACTCGTTCCGGTAGCTTAAGACATAATCCAGATATTGGTCTTCCCTGCCTTGAATATCGTGATAGAGGTTCTTCCAACTATCAATAAAGCAAGTGTTAACAATTCCGTTTTTATCTTCATACTCGCAAGTAAAGTTCCAAAGGTCAATAGGGGAAAGTGGTTTTTTAGCATCTTCTTTGCCTGCAATCAAAAAATAAGTATCAATCCAAGCCGTTGCGTTTATCAAATCTAAATCAGTAATTGAGTTCTCGTAACCCCTAAAACTTCTACGATAATACTTTACTATTAGCTTTCTTCTAATCTCGTTATAACTTCCAATATCAGGTGCGTAAAGTAAATGTCTTAACCCAAAAACTTCTGATTGATAGAATAGTAATTCAAGCCCAAACTCGGTTTTACCACTTGCGGGAGTTCCTGTTATATCGGTTACGCCATCTAAAGCAAACTGAAATACCCCATTTAAGCACTCAAATCCTGCGTAATTCATTCCCGCTCCGCCTGTCTTATGGAATACTTCAAACTCTTTTCGTTTGTCGTTGTAATCAATTATTTTAACATTCATTAAAAACCCCTTTCTTTAAATTCACGAATTTTGCGCTCGGTTTCCGTTTCTTCTGTATGGTTGTTAAACTTTAATTTACCTTGAAGTTCATCTTTACTTGCCCATCCTTGAATAGCTTTTGCCCAATTAACATATTTGTTACCTTCTCCAGAGTATCGCTCGGCTGCTTCGTAGTAGTGTTTAAGTTTTTCTTTACTCCAATCTGGGAATGAGTTTTTAAATTCGTTTTTATCAAAGATTAAAGATTTATCAAAAGAAATTTTTAAGAGCGTATTTACTTTCTTTTCTTTTTCTTGTTCTTGTTCTTCTTCTTCTTCTTCTTGCGATTGAGTATCCATACTCTTTACATACTCTATCAATAGAGTATCTTTAACAAGTGTAAACTCCTTATTTATACACTTTTGAACCAATGGAGAGGTGCTTGAATTATACTTTAGCCAATTACCCAACGCAATCTCATTTGTTTTTTCATTGTACCTAATTTTATTCTTAGAAATAAAGTATGTAAGTAGTTTTGATACCCTATCCATAGAGTATCCTAAATCAAATGAAATCTGTTTTTTTGTAATCTCATAAACTCCACATTGTTTAGTCCTTTCATTTGTCATTAAGTAAATGTAGAATAACTTATGGTCATTATCTAATTCTGACACAAAACTATCACTCCAGAATGATGTATGAATTTTTCTAAATATTGCCATTAGTCAATAATTTTAAACCCTAATTTGTTAATTTCTTTAAATAACTTTACTGCCGCTTCATCTAATCTTTTTAATTCTTCTAATTGCGCGCCCTTGTCTAAAACAAAATGGTCATTTAGGCTCATTGTAGCTGCTAATTCTGGGTTTGATTCTCTAAGTATTTCTTTAGCTGATTTACTTTTTTTACCTGCTATGCTGCGAATTTGGCTTGGCTCTAATCCTGTAACCTGCTTACAATTAGCTTTATTATAGTCAATAATAGATTTTACACCATTTTCTTGATAATTCTTAGCATTTATTCTTTTAGAATTTTCAAGTTGAACCTCTCTAAGAGTTTGGCTTGCTATTTCTTTTGTTGATAATTCAGAAAAAGAATAAACCCCATTTTCTCTAATTGAAGGTAAAACATCCTTTGTTACCCAATCCCTAAAAGGTTTTGCTTTTTCTAAGTTTGAGGCTAAAGCAAGTTTATACAATCCAGATTCAGATACTAAAAGAATGCTTTGCGCTTTTGAAGGTAACATCTTGTTACTTACAAGAAGTCTAAAGAATTGAGGATACATTGATTTTTTTATAACTTTCTTTTCTGTATCATCCAATAATCTTTGAGCAGCTTGTTTTATATTAGTATGCCCCCATTGCTGCCCAACTTCCTTACCAATAAACATTACATTCCCTGTAGTGGGTGATTTAATTGTTGTCAAACTTCCAAAGTTTGAGTTAACGTGCTTTCTTATTTCCATTATACAAATGTAGTTACAAATATTTAGTTATAGAATTTTAAACGCAGCGAGATATTAAAAACTTTTACACAATTGTTTATATCGTATAAATTTTTAATTGGTTGTTGAATTTAGACCTTAGTTCGATTCTTTTTTCTGTCGAGTAAACTTCTTGCTTTGGCATTGATTTGTTGATGAGTTTGGCTACTCGGATAAACTCTTTTAGTTCATCCTTACCCCAATTTAAACCACGATACATAATCGGGAGGTCGTGAAGCAAGTTGTAAATTTCTTCGCCATAAATCCTTTCGATGCTTTGTCCGTACTTGCTTAGATTGCCGTTCTGGAAGCGATTGCAGTACTTACATTGTGCTGACAAATTCCATAGATGAAAAGTACATTCACTTGCGCTATTCTTGCTCTTGTGGTGGTAGTGTCCTGCTTCCATATGCTGTTTAAGTACTCCGCAACTGATACAAGGCTGACCATAATCAATTGCTCTGATTAACTTGTTTATCTCGGTCTGGAGTTTGTGTCTAAGGTCGGATGTAGTTTCCCTTGCTTCTTCCAAAATTGCGTTGTTTTTAGCTTGTGCTTTAGCTTTAAGTTGCATAACCAACTCATAACTGCATCCAACCGAACAAACTTGCTGCAATGGTCTTTTAGGCTGAAAACCACCTCCACATACTTTACACGATTTCTGTTTTCTCGGCATTGGTTGATTTGTTTAAGTTAGACTCTAAAACCCTTTTCTTTTTTATTTCTTTAAATTTTGCGTAGGCATCTGATAAAGGCTGAGTTTGCCCCAATCCTTTACACCAATAATCATTTCTAAGCATTACTTTGCACATTCTACGCCAACTCGGAACCCAACACTTATTTTCTAAATCTTCTGGTGCTTCATCAGGAATAATTAAATAACCTCTATCTTGCCAACCTTTAATGAATTTTACAAACCTTGCCCTGTAATGGTCGCTTGTTTTTTTTGGCATAGTAGAAAGTAATAAATTACAAAAACTTTCCCAAGTATGACCCTCTGGTTTATATATTTTATTATAACCAGATACGTTCCCGTTTTCTTGAACATATAAAGCTCCGCTATTAACACCATTTACCCTTGCAATTAACTTAAACCAAGTATCAGGCTCTAAAATGTGATACAACCATAATCCTCTTCTTTGGTCATCGCCATAAGGTTGACACAATCTTTGTTGGCTTATTTTAACACCTGCCATCATCATTTTATCATAGATTTTATTATGAATTAAATGATTGTACTTGCCGTGAAATATCCAAATATCTTCTGTTTTCCAATCATAAATAGGATAAATATTAAAAAGTTTAGCAGAGACTTTAGTAGTCCATTTCCAATTATTAAACATTAGCCCGTCTTTTCTGCTAACAATTGCCCTGTATCTGTGTAAACTTTCATCTGCCCTAATTCCAATAAAAGCAGCCGTTGTTTTCCCTTGTGAATACCATTCTCCGAAAATTACCATAAATTCTTCAAATTCCATTTTAGGCTGATAGAAATCGTATTGAGTCAAATCGCTTGCTAATTTTGGCTTAGGTCTTACCCAAACATCTTTTTTATCTTCATCCCAACAAACCCATCTTGGTTCATAATTTGAAACTGCATTTCTCAAAAGTAATTCAGCACAAACCCAATGCAAATCTATGTTATCTTTATACATTTCAATCATTTGATTAATATGAACTATTGTGTCATTGTATTGGGCTTCGAGGTCAATTATTAAATATCCAACTTTTACATTTCTTTTTTTAGCCTCCTCCAACACTAAATGAGACATAACACTTGAATCTTTGCCTCCAGAAAAAGATATATAAATTCTTTCAAAGTTATCAAAAACTTGACTTATTCTTTCTTTGCTTGCTTGCAAAACCGTTTTATTGTTATATACTTTTGTTGCCATATTAATAAATGTTTACTTGTCTTCCAATAGATAAGGCTTCTTCAATTGTCAATGGTTTTCTACCATATTTTTGCATCCAATAATTTAGAGCATCTAAAGCTATTAAATTAGCTTTATCTTGTTGTTCTGGAGATAGTAAATTAAATCCTGCGCAATATTTAGAAGGTATCCCTGTAGAATAACACATAGCTGCTTGACCTAACCAAGCAATTCTATTCATCGCCTTATTTGTTAAGTAGTGTTCACACGAATGAATCCACTCAGAAACAACTCCATTTAAACCTTCTCTAAACCTTTCTTCGTTAGATAAATATTCTGCATATTCCCTCTCGCATTGGTCGGCAGTCATTCCGTCAAATTTACTTGCGTAAAACCCTGCTTTATGACACTCCCATTTGTCAAATGTGTGAAATATTCTGTCTGGGTCGCTTGTATTTGTAGTTCTATAATGTTCAGCCTGCTCTTCTGAGATATCATCTGTTAGAATCTCATAATTTATAACAGAATCAGAAGATTCCCAAGATTTGCTAAAATCATCATCTTTAAAAATATCTTGCAATCCTGTTATTTGACAAAGTCTTAAAATCTCTTCTTCATCCATTCCCAACTCCCTTGCTATTCGTTCGTTTTTCCAATTTCTATTTTTTAACTCTAAAATAATTTCACTCATAGCGTCTACTTGATGTTTGCCTCTTGCTCTATTATGCCTTATTGTAGATGCAATTCTATCATTCTTATCGCTTTGCTCTTTTCTAATTATTACTGTTGGAGTGTATCCTTTTACTCTTTCACGAACTATTTTAGATTCTTTACTTACTCTTGTTCTGTGAAACCCGTCTACAACCTCTATTATTCCATTATTTGGAAACGTAACCACAGGTTGAGTATATCCATCGTTCATAATAGATATTTCAAGCAATTCCATTTCTGGAGGCGCAACCTTATTAGGGTTGTAATCATTAGCTACTACATTTTCAGACTTTACCCATTTAACATAGTCAACAGGCTCGTTTTTAAATGGGCTTTCGCTATGTATTGATTCCCTTAGCTGATTAATAGCGTCTATTTTTGTGTCAAAATCTAAATCTTTAATAAAGTTAAAAATTGATTCTTTTAATTGTTCAATTGTTGTTGTCATTGTTATTTATTGTGTTTAAATGCTTATCGAATCTTTGTTTAGTGCTGATAGTCCTCGCATCGTTAACTTGAAGTAAATCGGCTATTTTATTCTTAGCGTGAATTACGGTTGAATGGTCACGGCTTCCAAACTTGCGACTTATGGCAAGTAAACTAAACCAGCCTTTGTCAGCAAGTAAGTACATCATATAGTGCCTAACTGCTATTATATCAGCCTTTCGATTCGCACTTTCTAATTGATGCCTGGTAAGCCCAAACTCCATAAGTGCAATATCAAATAACTCGTTTACATAGTCGGTATCTACGGTTTCAGTTTTCCAGATTCTAAGTTCTTCTTTGAAGTTTATCGAATACTTGGCACTTAGCCATTCGATAAATGCTTTTTTTTGCGTTGTCATTTTTTTATTCGTTTATTTGTTGTTTTTGGAGTGCTTTACGAAGTCTATTGCGTCAAGCGAATTGTTGTGTGCAATACTAAAACAAACTCTGCTGACCTGAAAAGTCTTTTATTTTCATTGACAACATTTCACCAGCATCATACATTTTTTTATCGCATTTTGGGTAATCTTTTATAATTGGGTATCTTAACTTTTTAATCATATCTGACTTTGTTCTCTTATCAGCATTTATAAAAAAGTACCTGTGTTTTTCTTTTGGCTTTATAGTTTCAATATTATTTTCTTTTGCCCATTTTGCAATAGCTGTGATACCCAATCTTTCGGTAATACTTTTTGGGTGCATCTTTTTACCATCAACAATATATTCGCAATCGTGTGCTTTATTACTTCCTGTATAAATCCAATTAGTCGCTTGATAAACAATACCACAATGGTTCATATTTGAATCTGCATAACTAACTACTATATTATTTTTTGGTAACATTTTTAAGCTATTGCCAATTAAAAAAGAAGCTGCATTTTTTTCTTTTGTTTGAATAACAAGTCTTGTTAATTCGTAAACCTTATAATCAGTATTTATTGGTTCTATAAAAACAGACTTTTCAATTTGAACTGGCGGTCTGCCATAAACAACAATCCCTTGTACATTGTCGTTGTTATCAACTAATGCAAAGGCAAATTGAAACATCGGCTTTCTTCTTGCGTAATGCTTCTTTAAACACCACTCCATTGCTTTTGCGTACTCAATAGGCTTTACCGTAAAAGTACTGCACACAACATCGGTTTGGCAAAATTGGGGGTTCAGTGGTAATTTTAACATTTGTATTTCAATTTAAGTTTAGTAATAATTTGAGCGTTTCGTTTTGAAAATCCCCAACTTCGCCAAGCCCGATACCGTTATCCACTATCCTAAAACTACCTTCCAAACATTGACCGAATTAAACCACTTTCCGTTATACTCTCGGCTCTCAAGATTTATTGATGCGGTTATTGAATCGCCTTGTTTGAGGTTTTGAAGGGTCTGAATTAACTCCGATTTAGTTGCTGATAGTGCTAACTTCTTTTGGTAATTGCCTTCGCTAAACTCGATTACAATAGTGAGTTTTTGCCAATCTTTACCGGCTTTGGTAATTCCTGATTCTAAAGGTAGAATTGCTACCACTTGTCCTTTAACATCCATTTATAATATATTTTTAAGTTTGTTCATTAATTCAGTTGCAATCTCTACTTTTTCGAGTATAGCGTTTATCCTCTCTTGGTTGCGTTCAATCTCAAGAAGGTGTATTTGCCTACTCTCAATCTTAAAACGTGGGTCGTAGCTTAAGAAATAGCACTTATCACGCTCGCCCAAGTACATATTAGCTTGCATCTGGTCGTAATACTTTGGAAGTTGGTCGGCAAAGTTTGAACGATTTACAAAAGCTTTATAGTAAAGGTGAGTATCCGAATTAGGGCATTTGATTTCTGCGATTGCATCGGGAAGAATAAGGTCTGGAGTGCCGCCAAGTTTTCCGTCACTAAACAAAACCGTTCCACCCTCACTCGTGTAGATTACTTCATCACTTTGTGGGTCTAAATCTAAGACCTCACACAATCTAAGTGCCGCACTTGGTTCGTTATCTTTGCCGTGCTGCATCTCCGAGTTGAAGAATTGTGGTTTTGGTGCTTCAAATTGTGCTGCTATCTTCTCCATTATGTAGGTTATAGCACCTTCGCTAAGTAGTTTTCCTGCCTCCTTAGCTTTCTTTGTTGGTTCAGCCATTAGTCTATTCACTTCGCTTGAAGTAAATAAGCCTGTTCGCCAATTTAGCCAATCTGTTTCTGTTTCAAATACGTATCTTGTTATCATTGTAGTTTTTGTTTGTTGTTACCGAATTTTGATACTAAATTTCCGTCAGGTGCAAATCCCATAGTGTCTTTGCGGTTTAAATCCCTA